CGTGGGACACAATGCCGGATATGGCGCAACGACAGGTCATGAACAAGGTGTTCGAGATGACCAAGAGCGTCGGCAAATACGCCGCCGTGCCGCCGGAACAGATACAGCAGAAAGCGCAAGAGATCGCAGCCGAACTCCAGCGCCGTATGCAGCCCAAAACGCAGTCAGAGTGAATGCGGTACCCCGAGCACCGCACCGATTAAGAGGACGCCATGACGGTCAGCACGACAACTTCCAGAGCAGACTACACCGGTAACGGTACGACCACCGCGTTCACGGTGCCGTTTTATTTTCTCGACAACACGCACCTGACTGTACTTCGGACACAGATCAGCAGCGGCGTGGTGACGACCTTGGCGCTGACCACCGATTACACGGTCACGGGCGCAGGCGTGTCGGGGGGCGGCACGGTGACGTGCGTCACTGCGCCAACCAGCGACCAGCGGCTCAGCGTCCTTCGCAACGTCCCGCTGACCCAGCTCATTCATTACGTCGAGAACGATCCGTTCCCCGCCGCCAGCCATGAACGGGCGCTTGATCAGTTGACAATGGAAGTGCAGCAGATAAGCGAAGTGGCTGGTCGCGCGCTGCAGCTTTCGCCGAACACTCCCGCCGGGACTGCATCCACTTCGCTGCCCACTCCGGCCGGCAATAAGCTGATTGGTTGGAATGAGACCGCGTCCGGTTTGCAAAACGTCGACCCCACCACACTCGCCACCATCGTGGCCTATGGCACGTCCGGCTGCGATATTTTCAGCGGCAACGGCGTTCAAACCGTTTTTACTTTGTCCGCCAATCCTGGCGCGTTGTACAGCCTGGACATTTCGATCGGTGGCGTGGATCAGCGTCCGGGGGTCGACTACACGTGGACGGGCGGGACGGCGCTTACGTTTACGAGCGCGCCGCCATTGGGCACGAACAACATCAAAGTGCGCTATATGCAAGGGCTGCCGCAAGGGTACACCGACAGCGCCAGCTCTTCGTTTCTCCAGGCAGGCACGGGCGCAGTGACGCGCACTGTACGCGATAAAGCGCGGGAGATTGTAAGCGTCATGGATTTCGGTGCAAAGGGCGACGGGGTAACCGATGATGGCCCCGCTTTTACGGCAGCTTTGGCGGCGGGCAAGTCGATCTATCTGGGGGGTCCGGGATCAACCTACAGACTCGCGTCTTTTGTAGCTATTCCTGATCAGAACTTAGCCGCAGACACTGCTTTCTATATCACGGGTGATGGCGCTACGGTAAAGATCGACGCTACACTGGCCCCGTTTACGTCCGCGTCATGGGCGGCAAACCAAACTCTTGCTACAAACCCATTCACTGGCAAGGTTTTCGTTAGCGGAATAAATTTTATCGGGACTGCCGCAGACGGCGTTTTTGACTGCGATCACATCTACAACCTGATTGTTGAGCGGTGCCACTTTAAAGGGTTAAACAGGGTCTTTACGTCTAGCCGCGCAAAGACCGGGTTTCCAAACGGTTACATCCAATCGTTGTTTGTCAGATCTTGTGTTTTTTCGCTGGTATCGCAGTACATAATCATGGCGAAAAACGCTTTCAACGTTGTTTTTGACAGCAACCAGTGCGAGGACTGCGTAGGCGGGATCACGATAAACGGCACTGATGTTTATGCAGTCAATACGCTGCGCGTGACAAACAATCTGTATGAGGGTGGCGGCGTTTTCGTTACCGCAACTAGCACCCTTGCCGGAACAATTTCCGGCAATTATTTGGAAGACAATATAAACGGTGACATTGGCACGAGGAAGTGCCATTTCGATTTGACCTACGACACCGTGGCGGTTGGTGGATCAAATCCATCAACGTGGGTCATACAGGGCAACTCGTCCCAAGACGTGTTGTCTCAACGTAGCGATGTTGATTTTGGCATGGTCAAAATTAACGGTAGTTACAGCACCGTCACAGTAACCGGAAACTGGGCGAACTCTGCCGTCACCGTATCGCCTATTTTGAATGTGTACGGGAATTATTCCAGGCGCGAGCAATACTACGTAATTTCCAATTCGGCGCAGCAGTCTGGGATTGACAGTCGAGGTTCTGTGCTTGAGCGGTCACTTGCCGCAAACCTAAGTGGTACCACGTTCACGTTTGCTTCACTGACACTGCTTCCGGACGCGCTATCTGTCGCATACCGCGGATGCGTGCTTGATATGTCAGTGGTATTGAAGTCGATGACCGCCGCCGGTTTGGTGTTTGGTGAATGCGCGTTTGATTGCAAAGTGTTTCTGTCGCCGTATGGTAGCGGTGTTGTAAACGGCTTCGGGCGTCCGACGTACTGGGATGTCAAAGGCGTTATCTCTAACTTCCTTCAGCAAACGTCCGAAGTTGTTGACAGCAGATACGCGGCGTCAACCGTCCCAGTGTTCACGGCCACGCCGACCTTTAACCTTAGCCGGTCTGGCGCGATCATCAACTTGCTCGCAACAAACTTCAATTCCGTCACCATCCCTAACTACGGCGCGATAACCAAAGTCCTGGCGTGCGTCACGGTTCAAATCAATGGTCTGTCCGCCTTGTCTGGTGGCGCTGCGAACTGGTTTAGGCTTTCCAACTAACACCGACGCACCCGTAAACCGGGGCTCCGAAGGCAACCTCTAACAGAAAGGCAGGGCCGATGAATGACGCAACAAGTACCAAACAGCATGGTCGCCTTCGATGGCGGCGCGTTTTCTTTTCGCAACAGGCTCATTAACGGCAGTATGCGGATGGTGCAACGCGCCACCACGTACTCACTGACGACATCGTGGGTGTACGGCTCGCTTGATCGCTGGGCGTTCGTCCAACCCACGTCGGCCAACGGCGTGGCCAACCAAGTAGCCGCGGGGCTGACGGGGTTTCAATCAGCGCTGAAGCTGGGGCGTAATAGCGGCGCTACGCAGTTGGGTCAGCTCCAGATGGGCCAAGCGCTGGAGTCAATCAACTCCATTCCGTTGCAAGGGCAGACCGTCACGCTGTCGTTCTACGCCAAGGCCGGTGCTAATTTCAGCGGGGCCAACCTTGTACCCACGTTGTACTACGGCACCGGCACCGATCAGTCGATCACTATTGTTGGCGGATGGACTGGTGGCACCAGCGTCAACTTCACGCAAGCCATCACAACGTCTTGGGCGCGTTATTCGTTCACCACGACATTACCTTCAACGGTGACGCAGTTGGCAGTGCTCATCGCGTACACCCCAACAGGAACGGCAGGCGCAGACGACAATGTGTACATTACTGGGGTACAGCTTGAAGTCGGTACGGTCGCCACGCCTTTTGAGTTTTTGCCGTTCTCGACCGAACTTGCGCTGTGCCAGCGGTATTTTTGCTTTGGCGCAGGCGGTACGGTGGTGTTCAACGCAGGGGCTTACAACAGTTGCCAGTTTCCTGTGTTTATGCGCGCAACGCCTACGGTCGTCGTGACGCCCACAACAGGCACGATTAGCGGCCTTTCGGCTACGCCCAGCGGTTTCCTGGCAGCCAACTCCGCGATTTCTGGTGCAAGCTACACGGCATCCATCGAACTCTAACGCCAACTCTCACAGGCCAGCCATGGATAACATTGATCCGATCAAGTTCGGGTTGCTGATGGGACAGGTCAAGGTGCTTGAAGACCAAGTCTCCGAACTTCAGAAGGACGTTAAGCTGTTACTGAAGCTGGCCAACCGTTCCGCGGGCGGCCTGCTTGTGGGCATGACGTGCGCCAGCACTGTGGGGGCAATCTTTTCGTGGATCGTCAGTCACATGAAATTCAATTGACAGGTGCGGCGCAGTCGTACATGCAGTGATGCTGTGGTCACACCATCTGTTGAGGTAATCACATGGCCAACACACTGAGCGAACGAAGCGAGCGACGGTTGCAGGGTGTGCACCCGGCGCTCGCATCCGTGGTGCGGCGGGCGCTGGAGCTATCAAGCGTCGATTTCACCGTGGTCGAAGGGTTGCGCAGCCTCGCGCGGCAAAAGGAATTGGTTGCGGCCGGGGCCAGTAAGACCCTGCGCTCGCGGCACCTGACCGGCCACGCCGTGGATCTAGCCCCAATCGTGGGCGGTGTCGTGCGTTGGGATTGGCCGCTCTTCCACAAGCTTGCCGACGCCATGGACGCGGCGGCGCAAGAACTCAAAGTGCCTATAGAATGGGGCGGGCGTTGGGTTTCTTTCAAAGACGGCCCCCATTGGCAACTACCTTGGAAGAGCTACCCATGAACGCGATCGTCATCCAGGCGCTTGTGCGCCACATCCTCACCGCCATCGCCGGCGGGTTTGCCGTACGTTACGGGGTCGACGGCGCTACCGTTGACGCCATTATCGGCGGCGCAGCGGCAGCCGCCGGCGTTGGCTGGTCCGTGTACGACAAGCGCCGGGCCCAACCTTAATACCGTTCACGCCGCCACCATTAGGCTCGGGTCTCTTCCCGGGCCTTTTTTATTTGGCCAAGGATCTGATCCGCCGTTGCGGTGGCTGCGGCTGTGGCCACCTCGTCGACTAGGTGGGCGTAACGCTTGGTGGTCTGGGTCGATGCGTGACCCAGCAACTCGCCGATTTGCGACAGCGATAGACCCGCCGACAGCGCCGCCGAGGCGAACGAGTGCCGCAAATCGTGCATGCGCAGATCGGGGCATCCGGCCTCACGGCGCACCCGCTCCCAAAGCTTTTGCGGCGTCAGAATGCCTGTGATGGTTCCGCTGGTGCGGGGCAGTCGGTCGAGCACGTCGAGCGCCGCGGGTGGCAGATAGACTTGCTTCTCGCCGGTCTTGGAGTCCGGCAGATGGATCACGTTGCCGCGTAGCCACTCCCACTTGGCGTTGGCGATCTCGCCACGGCGCGCCCCTGTGAGGATGAGTAGGTAGAGAAACGCCACCGACTCGGGGCTGTCCTTGGCGCTGGCGTCCAGCACTTCCGCAATACGGGCCGCCTCTTCGCCTTTCATGTAGCGCCGGCGCTTGACTTCGGGGTAGCGTTTGACGCCTTCGACCGGGTTCTCTGAGACCCACTTCAACGGCCGACGGCCAAAGTTGAACATCCCCGACAAGAACGCCAACACGCGATTGGCTTCAGCGGGCGTCTCGACCATGGCTTCGTGCATGTCCGCGATCATGGCGTAGGTCACTTCACGCGCTTTCATCCGGCCAAACCTTGGCTCGACGTGGATCCGCCATTGGCGGGCATAGGTGCTGCCGCTTTTGATCCGGCTCGCGTGGCGCTTCCAGTATTCGCTCCACAGATCCGTCACCGTGGGTTCAGCCCTGGCGTCGGCGCGGGCCTGAGACGGGTCGCGCCCCGCCGCCACCTCAGTCAACAACTCCTGCGCCACCTTGCGGGCCTGCGCCAAAGTGATGCTGCCGTATTCGCCCAGCTTGGGACGGCGCTCCTGCCCGGCCTTGGTCCGGTAGTAGAGCAAGAAGGATTTGCCGGAAGCGGTCACGCGTAGGTGCAGCCCCTTGATCGTGGCGTCGCGCAGCACGTCCCCAGGCATGGCCGCTTTGATGTTCCGTTCGCTGAGTTCCATATCGAAGTCTCCAGGTCGCAGTCAGGTCGCAGAACTGGATGATCGTCGAGTATGTCGAAATATGCAAGCCCTTGTTTTTGATGGGTCGGTACATCACCAGATACCTACAAATACCCCCATAAAAAAGACTGTTAATCGCTAGGTCGTAGGTTCGAGTCCTACTCGGGGAGCCAACAAAACCAAACACTTACAAACGCCGGACGATGTAGCGAAAAAACCACAGGTCGCAGATAGGTCGCAGCCACCAGTGGTTCTGGAGTACGAACATCACCCCGCGCCGGCGGTGCTTGCGCGAAGCTGGCGCTGCTCGAACGCTTCGATTTCGGCCATCGGGTAGAGCACCTTGCGCCCCATCTTGATGAAGCGCGGACCATCGCCACGCACGCGCCAATTCGCCAAGGTGGTGACGCGGACGCGCAGACGGTTGGCCGTCTCTTTGGTCGTGAGGTTCATGGGGTTTTCCATGTTCAGTTACTCCAATCGTGCGAACCGCCAATGAAGCGGTCCCAATCGCCGCGCAGCTCCGCCACGCCGGGGTTCTTGAATGAGTAGGTCGCGTCCTCTGGATCCTCGGGTCGCGCTTTGACCTTGGTGAACGACGGGGCCATGGTCTTGATGTCGCCCATGAACTCGTTGCGCCCGGGCAGACGGCTGCGAATGTTCCGGCCTTTGGCCCATTGTTCGAAAGCTGAGCGGATCCGGTTGGTCGGAATCAACGCCGGCAGCGCGCCTTCCCAATCGCTGCCCACGAGCGAATCGCTGGTGATGCAGTCGAGCCACCATTCCTGGATCGGGGCCAAGCTGGCGTGCTTCTGGTCGATCAATCCTTGGGTGCAAGGCGCAGCGTTCACGTCAACGCCCGACAGATCGTAGTCCATCAGAAACCGAAGCAGGCAAGCGTAGCCGCCCCGCTCCATCCCAAGCCGCATTTCTTCAAAGAACTTGCGGTCCTGGCGGCGGCCGTTGCCCACGTTGAAAACGGCGAACCGGCGCTCGTCCACGGTGGCGGGGATCAGCCACTTCTCGTTGCCGAGGATCGCCACCCGAGTGAGGTTGTCCACCTGATAGGGCTCGTGGCCCTTGCGTTCGATGTTGTGTCGGCTACCGGTGATCAGCCCCTTGAGCTTGCCTTCGGCCCGCTTGTCCCCGGCCCAGCTCGCCTCGTCCAGCACGAAGAACAGATTGGATTCGAGGTGGCTGTTGAAGTTCGAAAGCAGATACCGCTCGTCGTCGGCCACCAGAAAGTGTGGACCAAGAAGCGCCCCCACCCGTTCGACCAAAGCGTTCTTGCCCGTGCCCTTGTCGCCCTTGAACACCAACGCGACTAGCGGTTTTTCAAAAGGGCGTTGGATAGCGTGGGCAAAGTAACCCAGCAGCCAGCGGTACAGGGCTTCGTCGTTATTGCAGACGTTCTGCAACGCGTGCTCCAGAAACTGGTCGACGGAAGGATGCTCGCCCGTGGCAGCCGGCTCCACTGAGAAGCCGCGCCACAGGTTGTAGAAGCGTCCTTGCACCCTGTTCAGTGGGCTAAACACCACACTGTCGTACTCGCGGCGGCTTGGCCGAGCCATCCACAGCTTGGACAACGGCACGGGCTTGTTGCCCTGCGGTGTGGAGACCTGCAGCGTCTTGTTGGAGAACCAAGCGTGCATGTCGGACGGCGTGAGTCTGATCGTTGTGAAGCGGCCCTTGTGATCGGTCGTCTCCTGGAGAACGAAAGCGCCCGACTTGATGAACGCGTACTCGTTGTTGAGCGCGTCCACGGGGTGGGAGGCCTCGTCTTCATCCTTTACGGAAGACGTAAAAACGGCTTCGGGCGCGCCCACGCCCTGCGGTTCGCGGCCGTACTTGAACGCGTGGGCGACCTTGGCGACCAGTTCATCATGCGACCAAGGTGGTTCGCACCGATCATTCCAGTAGTGGCACAGCAGGTCAAAAGCTTGGTTCTCGTTGCACCCTAGATCTTTCAGCCGCGCCGCCACCTTGTACGCTGTCTGGTCGCCGGCGTTCCCCTCGATTGAGACCGGCGCGGTGCCGAGATAACCAACCGCCCGATGGCGTGCGCGATCAGCATTGACGCCATCCAACACGACGCCGCCAGCAGCAGGGCGCTCGCGATCAGCGCCAAGGCGATCAACCAGCCAACCAGGAGCACTGGCGATGCAGCAGCGGCCGTCAATTTGCCGATACGACTTGCCGTCAATCTCGCTACCCGGACCAACAATGTACCCACCCCGGCTGCGCACATCGAGGCCTTCTCCCAAAATGTTGACGCCCTGGCGGCAAGACTGCTGCGCCACGTAAACAATGTGCCGGCCGCCGCTGGGCGTGGTCTGCTCAAAACTGGCAGGCAATTCGCACCCTTCAAGTTCGAGCGCCAGTAGCTGCGCGTCGCCGTGCTTCCCGGACTTGTTGTCCACATCCACTACAACCAGCGCGGCGTCGTCTCCGAACTTGGTCGTGCTGATCCCGATGTTGCAATCCCGCCCCTCGAACCACTTGCGGATCTGCTCAGGATCGCGCGTGGCCCTGTTGGGAAAATCCTTCAAGAGTGGCAGCTTGCCGTTGGGTTCACAGGGGAAAATGTGAAACCCGCGAGAGGCCAACTCAAGCGCATGTTGCAATCTGTTCACCGCCCCTCCCGTCTTTCCCAATCGTCTCGGCAATCTGCGTCACACCAACGCATCATGGGCCCAACATCGTCGCCGCAATTCGCGCAATGGCCTGTAAATTCAGGGCCGCTTTTGCGCCGCTGTTGCAGTGCGATCTGTCGGGACTTCTCTTCGTGCTGCTCTGCGCTGTCTGCGATGTCCATGGTCATTTCCTGTATCGAAAGCCCCGCCAGCCTTCGGCGGAGAGTGGCAACCCCGTGGCCCAATCTGGAACCACGGACACGATCCCCTCGATCTCCGTAATGACTTCGTCGCCAATGTCCTCGGCGATCTCTGTGACAACCTCATCGTGTACGTGCATGACCACCGGATACCCGGCGTCGTGCAGCCGCAGCATGGCTTCCGCTAACAGGTCGCGCGCCACCGCCTGGGTGATGTTCTCCGACAGCGACCCGCCGTAAGTCTTGGTCTCTTCCCATTTCTTGGTGACGCCGTTCACGCTCCAGAAATGCAGCGCCGATTTGTCTTCGCCCCACGGCGTCGTGATCGATTTGACGCTGGGGTACGGGTAGCAGAGCACGCGGCCACTCGGCAGACGGCACCACAAGAACGATCCGGACTTCTTGAAGACCACTTGCCGCCCGATGGGCCCGGCCTTGCAAACGACGCCTAGCTCGACCGCGTTGATCGCTGCTTTTTCCAGGTCGTACCAATACCGAACGATCTTCGCGTGGCTCTCGCGCCAAGCGCGCTTGATCTCGTCGGCCAATGTGTCGTCGACCTTGACGCCATACACACGCGCCATGCTCTGGAACGCGCCCACACCGCCGCCATAGCCCAGCGCAAGACAGTTATGTACAAGAAGCGGACCTCTCGATGTCATCACCGTGAATCGGTGACGCGGCCCCGCATTCACAACGTCGTAAACAGGCCTCCAATTCCTGGATTCGCTTCTGGAGTGCGCCGACTCGGCGTTTGTTCGCCGCGTTTTCCGCTCGGCCGATAAACCGAAGGTTGCCGGGGGCGTAGCCCCCATCAACATCGATGCGGTCAAGTTCAAGAGACGGCTGATCCCAACCCGCGAGCGTGACGATATGGGCCAGAAATTCCCGTCTATTCTTGCGCCAGGGCTCGTATACAAACACGCCTCGGCCCCCATAATGGACATATCCGGAGTCGTTGGGGTTGTGGCACCTGTTGATGCACGCGGAGATGCGGTTGAGAAGTCTGCGCCTGTGGCCGTCGTCCGGAACGACGTCTGCATACGCCCAAAAATTTTTGCGCCAATGCCCCGCTTGCCTCTTGGCGCATACGTTGCACCGAGTGCTTCGCCCTTTACGCAAGTTGTAATCCAGGACCAGATGCGGCGGAGCCTGACAGGAACATTGCACGCGAACCATGTTCTGATGACACGCGCCATACTTGTGCCGCTCGATCCCAAGCACGGTAAGTTCTCCGAACCTGTCTCCAGCGCTTGGCGGAGGATACTTTCGCTTGAAGCGAGTTCCCGCGCCCGCGTCCAAGTTTGATTCGTTCTGATTAAATGATCCGGAGTTACCTCCAACCCGGCCACGCTTATTACTTGCTTGCTGCCCTGGCATACCACTCCTTCATGCTGGACCCATTCCACCCCGTCCCACAGCAAATCCCGCTGTGTAACCGCGATCATACTCTTTATCCCGTTATTGGTTAGCACTTGAGTATGGGGGCCAAAACACGCCACCTTGCCGATTTGGCGCTCCGCCTTGGTGACCTCGCGGATGTCCTTGCGGTAGATGCCGCTGGCCGCGTGTTCGTAAATCTTGCCGTGAGTGCGGAAGATGTCGAGCACCTTTTCTTCGCCCGCCAGCCACGCCAACACGCGCGCCTCAATAGCGCTAAAGTCCATGGCCACCAGCTCGTGCCCAGGGCTTGCGATGATCATGCCTCGGATGCTGTCGGCCATGGCGTCCATGGTCGGGCCGTAGATCATGTCAAGGAGTTGGTGCTGATTGCGGGCGATCAACTCATTGATGTGCAGGATCAGGCGCACGTTCTCGTCGTCATCCTTGGTCAACTTGCGCGGGCGCGGAAGGTTGCCGGGTTGAATGCCACGATGCGCCCAGCGGCCAGTCGATGCGCCGTGGTACTGGAAGCAACCACGCACACGGCCATCCCGGCTGGCGCGGTTCTTCATGGCGATGAGCTTGGCGGTGCTCGACTTGGCCGCCTCTTGGCGCAGCAGTAACGCCTTACGGACAACGGAAGGCATGTCCTCAATCTTCAAGGCGTCGAGCACGTCCGCCTTGGCCAAGCCTTTGAGCTCCACACCTTGGGTACGGATCCACTTGATCAGGAGTTGGACTTCGGTGCACTTGCCAACCGCGCCGCCGGTGACGCGCAGCATTTCCTTGTCGAGCCGCGCCTTCTCGATCTCCACCATGGCGATGGCGTTGTCGATGGCGGGTAGATCGACGCGGATCCCGCGCTGGTTGATGATCTGATCGAGCACCCACACGCGCTGCTCTTTGTCCGAGAGCTGCATCATTCGCCGATCCAGTTCGCGCTCGACCTCCACGTCCTGCTTGCAATAGTCGTACAGGCGCTTGAACTTGTCGGGCGCGTCCTCTGGTTTCCAGAACGAGCCATCGGCTTTAGGCTTGGCCAACTGCATCATGATGCGGCTGCCGGCCATGTCTTTTTGCTGCGTGATGCCAAGCGCTTTGGCCGCATTCTCCAACGCGCCGGGCAAGCTCATGGCGTAGGCTTGGGCCATGGTGCATCGCATTTGTTTGGGCGAGAGGATAGGCCAACCGTACTTGGGCACGCAGACCTTGTTCCAGATTGCCAGTTCGAAGGCCGCGTTGTGGGCGACCACTTCGCCGCCGTTGCGCACGTGCTCAACAACCTTGTGGTTCAGCCCGGTTCCGGGCGTGGGAGCGTAAAGAAACGGACTTTCATCATCAAACGCAAAGGCCATGCAATGCACGCCCGTGGTCGGATCGGTGGCGTAGTTATCCAGCCCGCACTTGGGCAAGTCGGCAGCAGAAAAAGTTTCGAGGTCGATGTGTAGTGTAGTCATGGTGCGCCGATAAAAAGCGACCCCGAAGGGCCGCTGTTGTGATCATCTCAACACGTCAATCGAAGAGATTGCCGGCTGACTTGCCGCTGGATCCGCCGCCAAAAGCCTCGAACGCTTTGGAAGCAGGCACACGGCCGCTGCCAAGCGGCTCGTCGTCGCGCAGCTTCTGAACGTTCTCAAGCCCGAACGCTACGCCACGGTTGCCGGCCTGCTCGTAAGGGTAGGCGCGGATCTGCGCACGAAACCACGCGCCCGAATACACCTCGCTCTCGTCGATGATGTCGTTGAGATTGGCGTCGACGAGCCCAGGGCGACGGTCTTCGTTAGCGCTGAACGTCATGACCACAGCGTCATCGGGGACTCCGGGGATTGGGTCGTCGAGTTCTTCGTTGGTGCGAAACGGAGACCGCATGGTCTTGGGTGGGTTGTTGCCCCACTTCTCCGCCACAGCGGCTTTGGCCGCCGCTTTCAGCCCCGACAGATCCGCGTCCGGCATGAACACCGCACGCATGCTGTACTTCTTCTTGCCATCAGGGTTTTCTCTTGGCGCGGTGGCGCGGAACAGGCCGACAAACGCGGCGCGAAATTCTGGGGTGATGAGCTTTTCAGCCATGGTGATTTCCTAGTTACAGGGTTACGAGTTTGCGAATGCCGAAGCAGCACCCACCTTGATCGCCGGACGTTTGTCACTTTCGTGCACAAGCGTGTGGCCAGAACTTTCCTTGACGGTCAGTTCATCCAGCAAGCCACGTTGATCTTTGGACAGCAGCTTTTCAGCAGCGGCGGGGGTTATGACTTCGGCAGGCTTGTATGCAGCTTCGCCAAGCAACGCGCCCAACTTGGCTTCGGCCATGCTGTCGTCACGCCACTTCCGCGTTGCGCGCTTCTCCACCAACTTCCACTGCGGGATCACCTTGCCCTTCTCAGCTTCTTCGTAGGCGAACTCGCGCGTGTTCTTGATCCAGCCTTCCAGGATGGGCAGAAAATCCAGCGTCTCGGCCAGCGCGACGGGATCGTAAGGCAAGCCCGGTGCAAACACTTGCTTGGCTAAGGTCTGCGCCTTCGATTTCAGCTTCGGGCACTTGGGCGCGGCCAAGCACCAGCGGCAGCCTTTCTCGCTGGGGGTGAGGTATCCCAACCAATAATCTGAATATCCACCAAACTCTTCGCGGCACTCGGTGACGCGCTTCACCGCGTCCTCAAGGTCCGCGTGGAAGTCCAGCAGATCCACCACATCAAATGTCACAGAGCGCACGGGGCCGTCAGAGTGCGGGCAGCGCGGCTGCACGATGGTGGCGGTGACTTGCGTGGCCGGATACTTGAACGTCAGCAATGCGGCCAAGGCGTAGATCTTCAATTGAAGATTGCCGTGCACCTCTACCGCCACCCCTGCCCCATACTTCAGGTCAACGATGTGCAGATGTTTTTGCTCCGGCTGCCACACCACAGCATCGGCCGTGCCATACACCTCATCACTGACCTTGACGCGCTGCTCGACGTGAAGCGCAGTCGTCTCGCCGGATATCGGATCGGCGAGATTGAGCACGTGGTTGGTGTAGATAGAGACGTGCGCCACCATTTCGGGATCGTCATCCGCATGCAGCTCGGCGTGGTTTAGTAGCCGCTCGGCCAACTCGTGGGCTTTGGTCCCCTCTTCGGCAAACGCGCTGGTCTTTTGCGGCATGCCCTCGGACAGCACCACGCTCCCCGGGCACGTCATCCAGCGCTCAGCCGCACTCGGGGAGAGTTTGGCGTGTGTGCTCATACAGCGCACTCAGCGGCAAAGGCTGCGTAGTCCTTGGCGTCTAGCTCGCTCACGCGGCCGGCGTTGTACTTACGCAACAGGGTCAGCCCAGCGACTATGCCGTTGGCGGCGGTGTATTGCTGCAGCGCTGAGCGCACTTCGTCGAGCGATAAAGCGGCGACGTAATCCGACTGTTGATCCGCTTCGTTGTCGAATTCGGGTTCCAGTTCCGCGTCCACCTGTGGAGCGGCTTCAGGCTCGGCGACTGCGGTCTCAACCGCCTTCGCCTTGCGACCGCGCTTTGGCGCTTCGGTCTTCGCCGCGGGGGCTTCGACTTCGGGTTCAGCGACTGGGGCCGGTGCTTGCGCTGGGGCTGGGGCTGGGGCTGGGACCGGGGCTGAGGTCTGCACGATCTCAACGGCAGCGCCGACCGTTGGCGCGACCACCGACAGGAATTTGTCCAAGAATTCAAGGTCTTTGGGGTTGTTGGTGTCGAATGTGATGTTCATGAGTATGCTCAGTTATGTTTAGATGGCAACGAATATTGCGGTAATCGCAATGGCTTAGTCAATCACTTTCGTGATGTTCCGCGTCTTGTGGACAACAACGCTCATTACTTCTTCGTCCACCGACCCTTCACACGTGAAGAACCGCACGCGCACGGGCTTGATCTGGCCCACGCGATGGCAGCGCATGGCCGCTTGCGCGTTGTCGGCGGGCACCCAGGAAGACTCAATAAACGCCACTTCGTGCGCGGCGGTGAGTGTAATCCCCGTGCCTGCGGCCACGATCTGCCCAATGAACACCCGGCAGCGTTTGTCGTTTTGAAACTTGTCGATGTGCTCCTGACGTTTTTTGGCAGGGGTGCCGCCAAAGAGCGTCACCGCGCCATACTTCCTGAAGCGAAGGCGCGTGAGCTCGATCACCTGCTGATGGATGGCGAAGAGCACGATCTTGTCGACCGCTTTGGTGGCTAACTCTTCTTCAATGATGTCGAGCACGTTGGGCAGTTTCGCCAATCCAATGTAACGGCGAAGCGTGCTGGTCGATTTACTGAACGAGTCCACCAGACGCAGGGTGTCGTCAAAGTTGTGATGGTGGCCACGCTTAGCCACCTGCATCGCAGTCTTGAGCGAGCTATCGACCTCTTTGAGCTGATCAAGAAACGCCGGAATGCCGATCGATTGCCAGTTCTCGAAGAACCATGGATCGAGATCCACTGGGCTGCGTTGCACTGTGACTTCGGAGAACGTAATTGGGGGTAGCTGCGTCATAACCTCATCCTTCTTGCGGCGCAGCATGAATTGCGCCAACAAGTTCTTCAATTGGGGAACGTTCTTGACTCCGGTGATCTTGTGGCCAAACTCAGAGTCAAACCCTTGGCAAAACTCGTAGACAAAATCCCAGTACGAGCGCTGTTCGATGCCCGCGCTTTTGAGGTGGGTGTAGAGTTCGGATGCGTTGTTGGGCATCGGCGTGCCTGTCAGCCGCCAACAACGTTTGGCGCTGCCGATGATCCCGACATGCCTCGCGTTGCCGTACAATGCCCGCGTGCGTTTGGCTGAGCGCTCTTTGAGGTAGTGGGCTTCGTCGAGCACCAGCACGTCCCACGGATCTGCCTTGATCTGTTTGCACAGCTTGTCGTTAGCCGCCAATAGGTCGTAACTGATGATGTTGACGCCCGAGGTGGGCTTCACCTTGCCGTTCATGATCAAAGTGATCCGGCGATCCATTGGGCTGAACCGCTGAAACTCCCGCGCCCAATTGATCCGCACAGCCGCGGGGCAGACGATGATGATGTCATCCGCGGCCACGAGATCGCATGCCATCACCGCCTGCGCACTCTTTCCCAACCCCATCTCATCGGCGAGCAACGCTTGTGGCATTTTCGCCAACCACTCTGCGCCCTCGTACTGATAGGGAAACGGCGTCTCAATATTCATACAGGCTAGACGAGACCAATCAGGTTGCGCGGTTTGTCGGTCTGCTCAAGATCAGACAGCGACGACTCCAGCTCCAACACTCTGTCGCGCAAGTAATCGCGTTGGGCCTTGATGCACTCCGGGTGGTGGCAGTAGTACGAGCAGGAATGCAACTTGTAAGCACTGCTTAACGGTTCGTCTGTCACTTGAGTTCCTCGTCATCAGTTAGGCATTTGATGTTGTTGATCCGCGCGTGAATCTCGACCGTCCGCGCAGCGTCGCGCAGTTTTGATGGATTGGTCTTCGCAAAGACCTTGAGCGCAATGGCGATGAAGGTCTCGATCTCTGCCCATGCGCTTTCATCAGTCTGCGAAGCGACGGGGCGCAGTCGGCTGACGGCCGCAACAATGTCGGCGGCGATTTCTGAGGTGTCGGTGCGGGCGCGGGCGGTCTTAATCACGTTATTTAATCCTCACGGCATCGTTTCAAGGTCTTCGGCTGTCACCACGCGCTCCCGCGATTTGCCGACGATCTTCCAATACTTCGACACATTTACGTGCTTTTCAATCCAGGTGTTGAGTAGCTGGCGCAGTTCTTCCTTGGCATCGTCCGTCACGTTATAAAAATCGTTGCCAGATATCTCTCCAATTTTCTCGTACAAGTCATCGTCGAACTGCTCGAGGATTGATCCAATTCGATGCTTATTAATGAGGTCAGAGGGCAATAAGTTTCGAAAATCGGCCTCGTAGTAGACCCGACCGACGACCAGTTCGCCGCACGAATCCAGGGCGTCAAACAGTTCTCCAACGCCCTGGTATATGAAGTCCTCATCGTTGGCGCTATAGCACTTATCCATATCAATCCTTTCTTAGTTACTTAATCCGCACCGCGTTCGGCGTCGGGGCTGGCCGCGTCACGTTGCGCAGACTGTCGAGCGTCACATGCTCCACCAGGATCTCTGACGTAACCGGCTTAAGCGCATCAACTAGAGGCGCGGCCTCTTTGATCGGTACAGTCTGGCAGTGCAGCTTTGGTTCTGCGCACTGCGGGGCGTTGTAGCGGTAGAAGACGTTGATCATGATTCATTCTCCGCGTCATTTGTCGTAGCTTGAACCACCTTCGGTGCTTTCCAGTTCAGGGCAATCGGCTCTCGGTTTTCCCAGCAAGCCGCGCTCTTTTGCTTATTCGGGAAAGCATTCACCGTCTTTGCGTCGTAGTAGAACCGACCATTGATCTTGACGGCCTTCGGACCACGCCCATCGGCCCGCATGTTGTGCAGCCCACGCGTCGTGATACACATGATCTTTGCTGCTTCCTCAGTCGTGATGTAACCATTGGGAGCCGGAGTGGTTTTGCTTGATCGTTTGTTAGTCACACTCTCACCTCATAGTCATGACCATATCGAGGATTTGCTCGGGATGGTCATGCTCTCACCTCATAGTCGTGGAACACGGTGCCGCGCGCTGCGTCACCAACCCGGCACGGCTTAACCCATACCTGCTTGCCGCCCGGCAGCCGGCGCATATGCCCGCGTCGGTCGTGCTGGCGCGGCGATGCGTGTGTACCGCCCAGGCGCTCGCGTTTAACTGGCTTGATCGGCTGAACGATCACGGTGCGCCAGTCATAAAGCGGTGGCTGTCCTTTCTTGATAAGCCGATCCGACGTTAGGCCGCGCTTGATTGATGGCACATGCGCCTGGGTGGCTTGCTTTGCCAAGCTCTCAAACCACAGCTCAATCAGCCCGAGCGACCACCTAACATCGTGCTCGCTCATTGTCTCATCGGCCTCGCATGGCCCGTACCGCACCACGCCATCATCAAGGTAGTAGAAATACAGCGGGCTGGACTTTGGCTTCCAGCCGTTTGTACTGACCCACGAGTTAAACACGATGCCTTGATGCGGATCAGAACCAATCACGGTAACAAATAGCTCGTATGCCTTGCCGGTGCGCGCTGCCTTGCCGATGATAATGTTGCGATCAAACGGCGGCCGGTAATCGATCAGCCAGTCGTTTTGCTTGTATTCATCGTCGCCGCGAGCATTAAGAACCGCAGAAACGTCAAACCATGCAAGCTCGGTCGGATCGACTCCGGCCGATGCAAACCACTTCACGGATTCTTTGATAAACGGGGTCATGCTTTACCCCTTGCTCGAATGGCTTTTCTGATATCAGCTTCAACAATCCTTTCTTCCGTCCGCTCGTCCACTGGATCAGCCCACCGGCCGCATGTCCGGCACTGCCAGTTGATGCACCCATTACGGTCTCGTTTTATGTCGCCGCCCGCATGAAACCAGTCACACAGTTTGTCTTTGATCCACTTCATGCTTTACCCCTTGAGCGGATATAGGTCGTCTCAAATGGCATGGTGATCATGAGCCGCCCTTGGCCACATAGCAGCGTTGTTGTTCCATCTTGATCCGCTCTCGTTCAGAGTTGGCCACAAGGTAGGCGAAATGTTCAATGTCTCCGTGCAACGTCAGGCCGTTGTCCTCGATCAGCCGGAAGACGTTTATGCCATCCAAAGGTTGCCGCTGGCAGTTGCATTCTGCGGTTCTGTCTAACCGACCGGAATTCGGGGTTGCGCCATCGCACAATTTGCAGCGCCCTTCGATTGGCGAACCAGAAGTTTTGGCTTGATTCGCTATTTGGTTCGCTATCAGTTCGCCGCTGGGCCTATTGCTGATACCCCACAAATACTTTCGCCATGCATCCAGCGCTTCGTGAGCGGAGCCCCACCATTTGCTGACGCTTGCTATATCCGAGCTGTCCAACAGTAGACATTCCAGTTCCAGCGCCAGTCGGCCCCCCAAACTTGCTAGATCTTGAGCTTCTTGTTCGTATAAAGTTTCCATAAATTGCTCCGATAAATCTTTGTTTCTCAGGTTGCAAATAGGTCGCATGGCACAGTGATTTCGTCGCGTGGCATTCCCTCCCCCTTTGCTTTGTTGCTATACACAGCGGCGAGCTGCCGGCACTTGCGATCAGTTGCCAACTCTTGTGAGAGCCGTGCTATTTCCACACCGCAGCGCATGTATTCAGCGAACGCCCGCGGTTCGCTCTGCACTTTGTAGTGCGGCCGGCGCTCCGCAAATGCTCGCATCATGTTTTTGTGCTGCCGTCTTTGGGTAATACCAAGCACGCGCTTAAGCAATCGGTGTTTGCGGCGAATGCGGCAGAGCAAGTGCAATAGCTCTGTCCGAGTTAAGAATCCGCGCTCGTCTTCGCAGCCAGTCTGGCTAACTGCGATGGCCGCCTGCCTGTTGACCGGGTGTGCGCTAAGCACTCTGGACCATTTATCAGTCATCACTTGATCCTCTTTGGCAAAGGGCTCCACGCCTGGAATCCGCCGTCCTTGGCCCACAGCCCAATCACTGCCACGCCACCGTCGGTCAGTAGCAGCAGTTTTCGGCCGACGGGCGGCGCGTACTGTGCTGGGTTGCGCCAGTACACCGACCCAGGTTTCGCGCTGTAGGCCGGCAGGTTCGGGTTTTCGTTCATTGCAGATGACCGCCATCGAGGCGGTGGCGCAGCAGATCCATGGTTGCGCGCAAGCGTTGCGCCGCTTCCAACACATCCGCAAGCCATTCCGGGCTGTCGTGATCCGTTTGCAACGACGCGGACAAACCGTCGACAGCGGCGTCGATCAGGTCAGCGTTCTGTTTGGTCTTCGCGTCCATGTTCACAGCTCCATCAGGTAATAGAAACTCACGCCTTCGACCACGCCTCGGGGTGCAATCGGCGCGATCACGTATTGTTTAGGGAGTGCTGCGCCAACCAGCACGCCGGCAAAGTTCGCGACCATGTCCTTGACTGACGGCGTGCCGCTGCCGTCCATGTCGCTGACTTCTTTCGCAACGCCAGGAAGCATTGCAAGCACCATGCCCGCAGGCATCCCGTAAGACCTCGTCGTCAGCGCGGCCAAACTCGCCGACACAGCAAAGTGATTGGCTTTGTCCTGCGCAAACATCGGTTCGGCCATCGCGGGAGTGGAAACAGACAACGCCGCCAACAGACATGCGATGATCTTGGTTTTCATGATTGCCTCCTTCAATGGATCGTGCCGTTTTCAAGCTTGTGCCGTAACCGGTCCATCATTGCCTGTAACCGGGCAAGCGCGGCTGCGAGTTCTGGTGTCATGATTGCCCCTCCGCTTTAGCGATGGCGGCGCTGTCAGCACCCCCAAATCTACGTCTGAATTCTGCCCCTTGAGCGTTTACCGCAGCGGTCAACGCTGCGTCCACCGCTGCGGCCCTCGCTGCGCCCCTCGCTGCGGCCCCAGCTGCGGCCCACGCTGCGGCCCACGCTGCGTCCCTCGCTGCCCACTCTGCGTCCACCGCTGCGTCCCTCGCTGCGGCCCTCGCTGCGGCCCTCGCTGCGGCCATATTTGCGGTATACGCTGCGGCCCACGCTGCGGCATCCGCTGCGGCATCCGCTGCGGCCCACGCTGCGGCCCACGCTGCGGACAACTCGGCATCCGTTGCATTTCCAGTTGCATGTCGATCGGCAACATCTAATGCCGTAATAGACCTTTGATCGGTCATAAGATGCTGCACTTGTCTTGCGCACCACGCCGCAAACAGTCGCGCGTCTTTGTCGATGTCGTCTATTGCACGCAAACACCATGCCGCATCATTGACACCATTACTGTCCAAAATAGTTATGATTGATAGCGGCTCATGGTCTGCCTGAGTTTTCCCAAGATTGCGCAAGAGTTTTTTCCATCCGTTTTCGCAAGGGCAGTGCTCTCGGATTTTATTCAGCGTCGTGTAGTAAGTCATCACTTGCACTCCCCCTGATACGGGGGCCACCCGGTTCGGTTCTTCGGGGCCACGCCTGCGGCGGCGTCAGAGTTCCAGCGCGCGACCATGGCGCAATAGCGGGCTTCGGATTCGTCCGGTTTGTTCGCACCTTCTTGGCACCCGGATAGGGCCAAGGTCAGAACGGCCACGGCGTACAGAAAAGCTTGACGGGGTTTCATCGCTCGACCCCATTGAGACGATCCGCCACCAGCTTGGCGTAGCCTGCAATGTCTATCCACGAGTCGACGTAGTCCGGATCGCCGTTTACGATGCGGCCAATCTTGTGCGCGATCATGTCCAAAGCTTCGCGTTGATCCGCAGCCAAGGACCGACCACGTTTGGCCAACGCTACATTGATCACCCGCTTCAAGGTTTGGGTCACTCTCGCGTGCCCGGTGAACTTCCCGTACCGCTTGCCGCGCTCATCCAGGGTGGCGGTAATGTCGTCGTGTTGAGAGGCAGCGTCTCGCGCAAGCGATAATTTCGTGTCTTTTTTCATGTCAATGTGTCCAAAAGAATGTGAATGAGCGTCGCTTACAAGACGTAACGCAGCGCGTCGTAAAACATGTGGCCAACAATCAAGATCAACGTCAGCGCAGCCACTGTCAGGGCCACGCAGACAGCGGTGTCGAGAATTTTTTGCAGCGGTGACTTCGCTTCGTCGAATTGCGCTTGATCGCTGTAAGGGCCGAAGGCTTCTTTAAGGGTTCTCGAAAACTTGTCCCGCTGGTTCATAGTTAAGACCTCGCCTTCACATGAAGTTTTTTGAGCCCGTACAGGGCAAGGAGAGCGGCTTCCGCCACCCCATCATCTTTCACACGCTTGAACCGCTCAGCATGTGAAGGAAACGCCACCGACGCCACTCGCCGGGCTTCGGTTTTCTTGTCGGCTTTGGTCTCGTCCTGTGTGCGCCGGATCCCGAAAGCGGCTTTCCACACCGTGGGCGAAACCAACTCAAAGGGCACGCCAAGCGCATGCAGCACGCCGTGCACCAGCCCCGCATTTACCCCGAACTGAAATTGCCCCGCCTGCCGCGGTCTGCCCGCAACCGCTTCAACGAACGCCACGGAAGGCGAGAACAACTCAACAATCGCCGCCAACCTCGCGCCATCGATCCGCGTCTTCTTGTTGACCACGTGCAACGGGAACGCCACAGCATCAACAAGCCCCGTGTCGCGATCCAGCAACGCCAAGCCACCGCTTAGACCTGGATCAACGCCAAGGACGCGGACAGAGGCGGTGGAACCGGGGGCAGCGCCAGCGGTGATGTTGGATCGGGTCTGGCCACTCATGACAGCAGGTCCGAAAGATTAGGACGCAAAGGTTTGGGCGCGGCCTGAAGGTCTTTGGGGTAAGAGATCTTTTCAGGCACCCAGTCCTCAGGACGCAGCAACACCCCCTCCCCACGCGCCACGGACTTGATCTTTTCAATCTGCACCGTTGGGATCAGGCCATCACAGCCATAAGGCCGCCGGTATTGCCAGCGGTAGACGCTGATCCGGCTCACGCCAATGAGCTTCGCCAAGTTCGCCTCACCACCAAACTTGCGCACGATCTTCTGAGCTTGGTTGTAGGTGGGGTATCCAAACTGCCCCGAATTACGCCGCGCGGCCATCGCTCGCTTTCCTCACAGGTTGTTACGTTGTGGAACTTGCGTGCATTGTAAGCTGTTGTTACTGAAAGCGCAACAGGTGTTGTGTTTAAAACAAATTTTTTGGCTCTGGGCAAGGCGTGGCCGGCGATTGTCAGATTTTGGGGCTTGCGGTGGCGCTTGATTTCCACATTGGTCGTTGTTACGGTGACAACGCACTATTGACTCGAAAGGAACGATCAGGTGGACTTCGCAGCAGTCGATACCAATTGGTTTAGAGACAAGTTGGCAGACAAGCGTTCCTCTCAGCGCCAACTCGCCAAACACATGTCTTTAGACCCTGCCGCCATGAGTCTGATGCTGCGCGGAAAGAGAAGGATGAGCGCGGCGGAAGCCGCCGATATCGCACGGTTCCTGGGGGTTGATGTCCAGGAAGTATTGACCCGCGCCGGTGTCGATTCCACCCACCCCACCAAGACGCGGGACCAAGGCGGATGGGGGGCATCGCCAACGGCCACCCATCTGACCGCGATGGGTGAGCCCACAGAGAGCATGTTTGATCTGCCAGTGCCGCTCGCGGATGGGGGCGTGGCCGTGTTGAGGTTGCCCCACCGCTTGGGAAGCGCAGACGCTGAACGCATCGCGGCTCTGGTCAAAGCGTTTGCGGTTTGAAAACTGAGGCGTGTTGTTACGGGTCAGCACGTTTGATGATGTTACAGAATTGTTCGTAAACGACCAGTGATCGACTCGTGAACGACCAGTGAGCGACCACTAACCAGCCAAAAACAGGCTCCGGCGTTCTAAAGATAGCGTGTTCTGAATTGAGGGTGGCCAGGGTCTAGAAACAAGAAACCCAGCAACCATGCGGGTTTGCGGGCGATTTTGAGGTCGTTTCTACTTGTTCTACTTGATTTCGAAAGTTCCTACAGAAAACGGAGTTGCAGGTAAAACACATGTTACGCAGTAACGTAACATGCTGATGTTACATGCAGTATATATTTATACTGTATTTCTATTTTATATATAGAAATATAGAAAAAAGATAGTAAGTATATGATTTATAAGGATTTTTTGATTCTGTTTCCTGTTCTGTTTGAGTTCTAGTTCTAAGAAGGGTCGAAGCGTCGGCGGCTGGTGGGGCGGCCTCTCCCTTGGTCGGGGATGGCTCTCAGAGGGCTTTAGAGGGCTTTTGAGGCGGGTTGCGAGGGGTGGGTGCTGGGTAGGTAGCTTGAAGGGGTGATGAGGGCCTTGTAGGGCGTTTAAAACGGTTTGAGGGTTTGAGGGTTTGAGGGTTTGAGGGGTGAAGTGCTTTCGTCCAGGGAGTGAAGTGCTGACGGTCAGAGCGTGAAGTGCTTTCGTCCAGGGAGTGAAGTGCTGACGGTCAGAGCGTGAAGTGCTTTCGTCCAGGGAGTGAAGTGATGACGGTCAGGGTGAAGTGCTTTCGATTGGAGTGAAGTGCTGACGGTCGGAGTGAAGTGATGACGGTCGGCGTGAAGTGCTTTCGACCGAGGATCGACTCCGCGACGGCCTGGGTGAAGTGCTTTCGACCGAAGATCGACTCCGCAAAGCACAAACCCGAGGGAGGAAAGGCTCTTCTCGGGTCCGGTGGTGAGACTGTGAGGCTGTGGGGCTGTGAAGCGTCAGGCAATTGCACCCATCAGCCAAAGACCAGCAAAGGCAAGTGCGCAAGCCACGGCGATGCTTGCCGCGGCTAGGTGTTGGATTGATGCACGTCGGCGGGGCTTGCGGTAAGCCTTGGGGGCTCTGGCGGTTCGGGGCCGGCATGCAGCGCGGTCGCAGAGGGATTGGTGGGCGTCAAATTCGGATCGCATGATGTGTGTGTGGGGGCTTTGGGTTGGTTTGGTTGGTAGGCGGTCAGGCGGTGACTACCGCACGGCGTAATGCGCTATCTCCCAGCGCAACTCGTCGAGGTTTTCGACAGCATCAACGTCGCGCCGATCTTGGTAGTAATAGGCGATGAGGGTATCGTTTCCGCATGGCACGCTAGCGGTAAATTCGATGATGTCCTCGAGTTCGCGGTGCGAAAAATCCGGGCTCTCACTGTCCACGCGGTTAACAGCCTCAATGCCGCATTGGGCGATAGCTTGGTTACGAGTAAGTGTTTGCATAGTGTTTGAGTGTTTAAGTGTTCGGTTGATGGGCGGAGACAATCCAACCCCGTGAGCCCCAATGGGCTCACAGTGTGGGACTGCGGGGTCAGGCTGTGCGCTCGATGCACACTAAATATCTGATATCCCCAGCCTTAAAACCGACTGCGGTGTATAGCTGCGCGCCAAATTCGCGCCCTGCTAACTCAGC